TATCATAATAAACCCATTTTTCAAAATCATCAAATCCATTTAGAACTTTATATTTCAAATCTACATATTTTTTCTGATAATTATTAACATAGGTTTGATTAGTAAATGTTCCTGACCATTCCTCTCCGCCATTATATTTTCGTATCTCTGTATCATACTGACCAATTAATTGTAATTTGTATTTGAAATTTTTAATTCTTTCTCCTGCAGAACTAAAATGGATATAATTTTCAAATATAGAATAGTCAATATTTAATGGCACACCTTGTAGACTAGATGAGAATGTAGCATTAATAATTTCCTGTGACGTATCATTATCGGTACCTAATAAATCATTCCAACTTCTAAAATCAGATTCTACTCTTGGAGCTGAATCTAAACATAAATCAAAATTAGGTCTTAATGATTGCTTTAATCTAAAATCAGATTCAGGAACTAAATTAATTCTTTCTACAACCGGAGGAGCTATTTCTGTAGATAACCAACATCGTTGTTTTTTAGTAATGCCTGGTGGCAGTGGTTCGTATAATTTTAATACTATAGATCTAGGTACTGATGCGGTTGTTACATCATCAACCTCCCATCCTGATGCTATTGATATATTATTCTTACCAAAATTTACTATTAGGTCTACCCAAGATCCTACACAAAATGGTATTGATTTGGATTGACCATTAAATTTTTCATAGTCTCCATAAAATTTTTGTTGCTTGTCAGGATTTTCTCTTACAGTAGGGACTATACGAATCTCATCCCTAGTATCAGAAATTTCTTGTACATAGAATTGGCTTTCCAGATTAGGAGCCCCTACTCTATCTCTAAAGAAATTATAAGCTACCGTGAAGGCACCTTTTTCAAAATTTAATTTTTTAAGATTATCCGCTAGGGTAAGATTAATAGATTGTTCCTTATCCTTGTCAAGTGATACAGAGAAATTTTCTACATTATGATCAGATGAAATTAATTTTCCAGCTAGATCATATATATGTAATTCAACCCTATCACTAGGATCCTTACCAAATTCCGGATTAAGTAATTGCCCATTAATACTAGGCATTAAATCTATATCCTCAGCCTTATATCTTTCAGCACGAGTCTGCCCTTTTAATTTTATAGGGTCATCTATATTTTGATATTTTATTGGCATATTAACGCTTTCCGGATTTTATTCTACCAACCAATGATGATGGTCTTGTATCTATAACTTCTCTATACTTTTCAGCATCGAAAAATCGTCTATTCAATGAAACATTTAACTTAGATTTATCTTCTCCTTGTATTAATATAATACCGAGATTATTTCTATGGTAGGATGTTTTTAATTTTCTTGATGCAGCATACTGTGGATTATCTTTAGATATTTCAATTGGAAATTCCATTACCTGTTCGTCCCAGATATTTTTCATCTCACTATCAAGATCACCACCAACGGCATCTCTCAATGCTTGTCTTTTAGCTGATGATAATTTTTGTTCAGTTGGAATATATCCTGCTGCACATATCTTTACCTCTGGTGGTGCTGGAGGTATTATTTCCTCAGTAAAGTCTTCTACTACCTCTACAGGCTCCTCTGCATATTCACATCTACCATTTTCCTTATTAGCTGATGGATTATAATTTAATGCATTAGGATCCGTACAACCTATAATTGGAATTTCTATATCATTAATAGAATCATTAATATCATTAAGTGTTTTAATAATATCTGGAAAATCTAATTTAGGAAGTATCTGTTCCTCTGTATCACATTCCTTTTGATTTGAATTTAATATAGCGGTAGGGTCTACTGTTCCCAATATTGTTTGAGCTACTGGATTGTCTGCAAATATCTTTGGCGGTCTTGATGGCCTTGGAATAGGCTTTTCCACTTTAGTATTCGATGATAGAATTGCCTTTTCCGAATTTTGTATTATTTCAGATACAATAGATCTTGGTGGTGGAGTAGCTCCTCCTGTTTTTCTTATAGGGCTTTCACCTGTTGATCTCCTGATAGGTGTTGATGCTCTAACAGGCGATACTGTTCTAACAGGCGCTGCAGTTCTAATAGGAGCTGCTGTTCTAATTGGCGCTGCAACTCTAATTGGAGCAGCTGGTAATTGTGAAGGTGATGGTCTGCCTACAGGTCTAGCCGGAGAAGTATTACTTCTTCTTGATATTCCTGATCTTCTATTGCTTCTATTTATAGCCATTATTTATTCACCTTAAAATAGTATCCGTGATCATATTCTACATATGTTCCATCGGATTGAGTTACATGAAATCTTAATTTATAATATCTTTTTGGTAAAAATGAATCCATCCTTAAATTAAAGTAGTTTCCATCCTTATCACAACTTAAAATTGATCCGGAATTATCATAAGGTACGATCACATCCTCTGTCAATGCATCGGTTACTGAATAGTAAGAATGGCTTGGCAAAAATTTTGTAGATTTATAATTAGATGATGTCTGAAAGGTTCTTGAAGGATATCTTTCTCTTGCTGCAACTCTTATCTTTGGTGTTTCACGTACGGAGTATTCATTTCTTAAATTTTTAAGATGTATAATATTATCCGTATTTCCTAGTCCTTGTAAAGATCCTGTTGTAAATGTATGATCATCATATACTACCTCCATTCTTGGTTGATATATTGTATTTGTTTCTCGTGAGAAAAAACTAAGATTACCATATTGAATAGCATTAGTTTCTTCCGACCCGGATCTCATTAATATAAACCCTTCATTATCTATAGCAGACTGCGTTGCGTGATTGGATCCGGTTCCTATCCATCTATTAACTATAGGAGTAACATCCATTCTAACATCAGCTGATTCATAATCAAAACTTTGTGTTCCATAATATTCATGCCACCATGATCCGCCTCCTGAAACATTATTATATAATACTCTGGATGTAGAGGGTGCTAAATCAGTTCCTGTTAAATCATATGAAGCAGATGTCCATTTAACATCTAAGGGTGAATTTTGTTCATCATATATTTTATTTCTATATAACCAACTTGCTCCCCTTGTTTGATTATTTGTTCCTTTGCCTGAGAATCTATTTGCTACTGGTTCCTGCAACTTACCAGTTCCCATTTCCCAAGATTGTGAAACAGGATAGGCAACCAAATTATATTTATCCATTAATTCCTGAGCTTCGCCAATGTATAGGTTAAGATAATATTTAGGATTGTACATCGTACCATCAGTAATAAGTTTATTAAATCCATTAAAATCAAACTGGGTTAATATCCTGGATGTATATATTCCTGCGGATGAGGATGCCTTATTTAATTGTATAAATTCATCTACTCCAGTATTCAAACTTTTTGAAAGTTCATATATTGTTGTATCCTTTTCTACGTAAAGTGATCTAATCATAATAATTCCTATATATTTGTTACCCTACCTTTGATATCCGATTTTGGATATTTAACCTCAAAGATGCTCGGATCTAGTGCAGGATAAACCACACCTTCTCTTGTTGCTGTTTTAATATCATAAACATTTCCTGAATACCCTTGTTCTGCATCAAAGAAGTTAATTATATTTGCTGTTGGTACAGACTGAACTCCCTTAACACTTATTAATAAGCTTAGTATATCAGATAATAAAATTGGCTCATTTATCTGCCATCTATCAATATTAAAATGATGTACCATTTCATCTATACATTTTAATAATATATCATTTGAATTGAATCCTGGTAAAGTTACTATTTCAAAATCCAATCCTATATTAATAATAAATGCATTTTTTAATGTAACAGAATCTGTTAACATTCTATATGGTGTAAGGTAATTTTTTATATTTTCCTTTGTAGCATTATTATTTTCAATAAGTTTTTTGTTTGCATCATATCCTAATGTATACATATTAATTGCTAACGGGTTATTTAACTTATGTAATTTACTATGATTATTTAATTGCTCATCTTGTGCTACATAAGCTTTTGCTACTGATCCAAATCTTGAGGGCATGGTCATTACTCGAATCATATAATCATCTCGAGTAACACATCTTCCTTGAGCATTGAAATATGCTAATGCATTACGTCTAATTTCCTCAACAGTCTCTCCTTGTCTACCACCTTGTGCAGCTCCGGGATTAATTAATGCAATAGAATTTTTAGTATTATTAAATAACGTTTCATCCAATCCATTCCCTGCAGATGATATTTTTAATGTATCTATTTTAGTAATAGCCTGTGATGCTACATTATCCTCTATTCCTCCACCGTAAGTATATTGAATAGTTATTATTGTATTACCAGGAGCCTGACCATATGTTCTAGTGTGCATAAAATTAGTTGGATCTATTGCCTTATCTAATTGACTTGCTACACCAGGTAATATAGATCCTACATTATTAGGATTTGGAATAATCTCTTCATCAGGTTGTACATTTCCTCCTGCTCCAAATTCAACTATCATTTTACCGTCTTCTCTAACTCTTGATATATATCTTTTAGAGGTACGCTTTTGTTTTAGTAAATAAGGAGTCTCATGATTATACTGAGTTAATTCAGGATCATTAAATTGATTATTGGTTATTTCCTTATATATCGTATCCTGAGCTAAATATGGAACCTGTTGATATTCATTATCATTTGCATCGGTTACCTTAATTATATCTATTATATTTCCTCTGCCTAAAGCTAATTGTAAAAATGGTTTAGCTGTTCCTACACTAAATGTTTCCGAAGCTACTTTACCGGATTCAAATTTTATATTTTTCTTTAATAAATAATACGTAGCTTCTCCTGTTGTATCATCCGTAGTGAATATAGATGTATCAGTAAGATCATTAGAACCTGAATAGCTAAAATCAATTGGTTGCTTATTTCTAAATACAGAACCATTTTCTGCTATTACGGTTGCACCTGAATCTACTGCTAGTGCATATCTAAAATCAGGCTTATTATTATTACCTGCTCCTATTGATGGAACGGTTTGAAATATATCTACATTAACTGCGGCTGCTGTAGTTTGTCTAGGAATGTATCCTAGAGCTTGAGCCATCGCAGTTACATTTCTTTTTTCTGTAGCGTATGGTAACATCGATTCCTTAAATTGGTTATCAATGTAGTAACTTAATAAGTCTCCAACGTATGCTGATGTTTCTAAAAACATCATTCCCGGAGATGATTCATTAAAATCATTAACCGTATTTGGATAATATGTTTTTGCAAATTCAATTAAATTTTCTCGAAGACTATTGAAGTCCTTTCCTAAATAATTGATATCCTTTACTATTTTGTTATTAATGTCTGGCATAATTTATCCTATGATACCTCTACAGATGAGTCAGATCCAAATGCGAATTGTATGGACGACTGTGAAAATGCATCAGCTTTTAATGAAAATGTTATTATTACGTTAACCGTGTATTCATCTATTTGTTTTACTTCTCTAATTGTACTTACTTTTACAATGGCTACATATGGTAACCAATAATTTACTGCATCTACTATTTCCTGCTTTATACGACTTTCAATACGTTCATCATTCGGTTCAAATAAAATCCTTCTTAAATCCGTACCAAAATTAGGTTGCATAAATCTTTCACCCTTTTGTGTTAATAACAAATTCATCAAATTAGTTTTAGTCTGATCAACCGTTGTAAAATTTAACGCAAAATTAGATTGACCAGGACCGAATGGTAATTTCAATCCTACAGCTAAGTCCGGGTTTTTATCTAATGATGATGGCATTTATTTATCCTTTTTTCTTATTTATAACTTTCATTAAAGCACTGTAATCTCGAGTTAATGCAGTTGCTATTTCCGGTGCTACTTCTGTTGCTCTTTGAGGTGCTCCACTAACATTTGTTTTTGGCATCATTTCTTCCAAGGTAGGAGCTGAATTAGAAACCTGTTGGTTCATATCCCCATATCCTAACATACTAGCTAACTTACCTCTATCAGGTAATCCAGCTGCAGCTTGTACTGATGTGAATGGTTTATTATTCATTGTTGGATATTCCTTTTCTGCAGGAGCCATTGCCATTGCAGTCTCATTAAGAATATCATTGAGATGTTTATTTTTAGTGAATGTTTTTTTAACGACCTTCTTCTTTTTAATCCTAGGTTTGATGCCATCCATTAAGGATACTCCTTTATTAATTCCTTTATAAAAATCCTCCTTCTTAGAAGGTTTTCTATTTGTCATTTCATTAATAACCTGCTTAACTTCCTTGCGCACCTCTTCCTTAACGATTTTACGTATAACCTTTGCTAACTTATTTGTTGTGTCCATAATAATTCCTCTTTATAGTTTGTCTAATATAAATATCAATTAGGTCGAAATGTTCGTTCTAATTCATACATTATCATTTATTCTACTCCTACCCATGGTAATGGTGGTCCAGGTATAGGACTTGGTACTGCGGGTATTAATCCTAAATATATACCCATAATTTGTTTCATATGATTTTTGAATGCTTTTATTAATGTAGGAGCTATCTTAGCCGCATCCTCTTGAGTAAAGGCATCCATTATTTCTACAGCTAGTGGCATTGGCGCTCCTGGAAATATCTGCTGAACTCCAACCACTGGTGCAATGCAGGGTGGATGTGGAGGAACAGGAATATAAATTGGTGCAGCCCATGCAGCTACTACTCCACCTGCGGCTGACATATAAGGTACTATTGATAAATCTACAGGTGTTGAAGCCATCTGTGCAAAGCATGCTGCAAATCCACTTTCAATCGATGGTATTAAAACACCTCCTGATACTATATTACCTTTACCAACTATAGAAGCGGTTTTAATTGCAGTATCATATGCACTGGCTATTTGTGATGCAGTATCTGCACCAAAGCTTTGATCCTCTCCACCCTCTCCCATACCATTGAACCACTGGTTTAATATAGATTCTGCTACTGGCCACATTGCTGGCATAAATTATCTCTTATGGTTGTACAAACACAGTCTGACTATATTGTGTAGGTATATCTGCTTTAAGTGCTGCAAGATCTGATTGCTGGGTTCCATACTGTGGAGCCTGTACAGGTGGTCCTGATGGTCCACAAGGAGTTGGATGTATTTCAGACTGTAATGTAGTTAGCATTGCATCTACTATATCACAAAACCTTGCCTTCCATGAATCATCGACATCTCCCATAACAAGAGGATGTCCTGAAGTGCTTCCTACTGTTGGAGCTCCACCTTCAGCTGAATCCTGTTCAACACCTAAATAGATTAATGGACATTCTAATTCAAATTTTTCAGTAGCATTAAGATATACTGATGGAGTATCTACTAATAATTCGCTTCCCGCATCTAATGTTAAATCGGTTTCTGTAGTAAGGCCTATCCCACCTCCACCAAATATATATGTTCCAGCTTCTCTACTATTAAGAACCAATCTATTGGATGTTAATAATATTTGCCCTTGCCTTTCACCTTCTCCATCAATTAAATCATCTGTAGTAGGTGCTGTTAAATCCTCTCCTACTGTATTAGTTCCAGCTTCGAATGATAGAGCATCATATTTAGTAGAACCAAATGTTAATGGAACTGTCTGGCCTCTAGTCATCCAAATAGTAGATGCTTCGAGATCTGGTGTTTCTATTACATGTTCACCACCATCTTCTAAATCCTGATCCTGGCCATTACGAATAATTAATATAGGTTCTGCTGGATCATCTGTAGAAGGATCTGACCATACATTAGCTGGCTCACCTTTTACTGCAGAGCCAAATCTTATCGATTGTCCAAATCTACCCTCAAATGTTATATCACCTTCATAGGGCTGAATAGGTCTTATCTTTGCTTGTTCCTTAAAGGTCTTACCAAATTCAAGGCCATCTTCATCTCCGGTCTTATTTGGATTACCAAATCCTACTTCCTTATATTTTTCAATCAGATCCTTATCCATTGAATCATCAGCATTAGGATTGGGCACACTAACAAATGGCAATGCATTATGGTGGACGGATCCCCACATATTTATTATATTAGAATAATATAATATTTCTGCCTCTGGAGATTCTACCGCTCCTTTATTAATATAATTTGTAACCAATACTATTTCATGCTTGATTGGATAATGTTTAATATGAGTATCAATAGGAACGGCAAATGGTAATCTTTCCTCATCAGCAACATCCTGATCTGAAAATACCCTACGTACCTTTATCATACCAATCTGTTCAGATGGATCTTCGATTTCCGAATCATATAAATCGTGAGTATCATTTAATATAATATCAACAACCTCGGCTGGCTCTACTTGGAAAAATTCTTCTGATGGACCTCTTACATTAGAATCATTTACTGTTTGAACTCCTCTATCTATCGATAATGGTGAATCCTTACCAGCATTTAGTCTTCTATTTTTTCTGCGTTTGTATGCCATCAATTTTCTCCGAGCTTTTTTCTTTAGTATCCTTAACAGATTTATCTAAATCTTCAATCTCACCTAATGTATCTAGTAATTGTTTCTTCTCTTCCTCAGAGATTCCAAAATCGGAATCATTACCAGTACCATTGTTAGCTATCATTCGTTGAACCAATGATGATAATTTAACTATCAGCTCATCATTCTTAACTCCTATTTCTAGATAGTCTTTGATTAATGGTACAATAATAGTTGCATCACCTATATTGGAAATTAAAGGTTTTAATTCCGATATAAGCAAACTAATTTGGCTATCCTTTTTCTTTGAAGTAGAATATATATCCTCTGCTAGATTAGCAAAAGACTTGCCCTTAAATATTTCAGTGTCCTTATCCATATATATAAATATTAGAAATGTATAGATTTACTTACAGAATTTCTCATTGGCTTATTAGTTTTATATCTTAAATACATTTCACCATATTCCAGTTTCATAATCTTAACAACCTTAGTAATATACTGTGTTTTAATTCCAGTCATTTCTCTAATCATTATATACAATGCTTTCTTATTAAATATTTCAATATTTTCCCTACGTCTAAATAATTCAACTATTGCTGATGCAACTGCAAGGTCTTTCTTTCTAGAAAATTTAGATGGTAAATTATTATCCCAATATTCTATCATTAAATCCATAAAATCCTTTTGTGAATCTTTTACATCAGACCGTGTTTGTTCTCCTACTACATCTCTTTTAATATCTACTACATCTAGTGAAGCCCTCTTAATCATTTTTTTATAATTTTCCTGGCTATTAAATATTAAATAGTTTTTAGCGACTATGCTGAAGTATGAGAATGCTCTCCCCTTATTGGGTGTAAACTTATCGATCTTCTCTATAAGATAAGCTATGACCTCATTTTGAGTATCTGAGTATCCTCCTGGAAGATTATAGAACTTAAATGTATGTATTATATTTTCAGCTAGTTTCAAAAATGCTTTATGAATATATTTGGTATATATTCTATCTCTCTTATGAGTACATTCTTCACCATTATATGCAATGACTGCTTGTTCCGTTACTATATTAAAATAATAATTTTTAGTAGCTTTGCGACCACGTTTAGGTTTTGGATTTTTTAATTCTTCTTCATATTCAAGAAGCCATACATAAAATGCTTTTGCATCAAATATAGGTTCTTCTAATGGTTCCTGATTTACAGGTTCATTATCATTTTGTGTCATCATCTTTCCCTAGTGTATTTAATTGTTCCATAATGGTTTTTAATTCCTTGAAAAAATAACCTACCTCATCATCAGATTCAAAGGTACCTTTTTTATCAATTTCAGACATCCGGCTTTGCATACCATTTATAGATTTTGCAAATCTGTTTACCCAAGATTCTAAATTTTCTATATACTCTTCGGATTGTTCAAATTTATCTAAAAGGTTATATATAACAAATATAGATCCAATAAGTGCAAGTGCTAATAGTATAATGGTTATTATCATGAGAATAGCTCGTCGAATAATTTAGCTGCATCTGATCCTGAATTAAATGCGGATTCCTTTACCGTCTTCTTTGCTGGCTTTCCTTCCTTTGGAATAGGTGGATTATATATATCTGATTGAGCAGGAATGTGTTCCTTAATTTTATGCATTGGTGCACCTTTTAATGTTCTAACATTTTGTAACCCATTTTCTCCAAACTTCCATCTTTCATATTCAATACGTGAAGCCATCATATCAGCTTGATGTAATACATAAGGTAGATTGCAGGCCATTCTTGCATCAGGATTGAAACTCATTAAATATGGTTTATTAGAATCATCATACATTCCATCATGCAATTTAATCCCTAAAAATTCATTGTAGCTATATTTTATACCAAATTGATTTAATAAAAATAAACTACGATCTGGAACTAATGCGAATGGTGTTTCTGGATTAGCTTTATAAAGCTGGCCCTGATTCTTTCTGTGCCATTCACTTGGATTAGGAATATATGCATCATTATCCATATCTCCTATTTTACCTAGGTCATGATTAAGTGCACTGAATAATAATTCCTCTAATGAATAATTTTCCATATACCCTCCTGCACTTGTCCAACTATTGTATACCTCGAATGCACAATCCATAACCCTCAATACATGATCTACATAACCACCTATAAAGCAATTATGAAAATGTTCTCTTGAACTAGCTGGTGCGAACATCATTCTTTCTTCAAAATGTTTATACATTTCTAAAAGTTTCTCTTTACGCTCACCATCAAATTGATGATCTATTCGACCCATTAGGTCCGCCCAATTTTCTTTAATTTGTTTTTCGTCTAATTTCATATTATGTTATTATTATATCTATTACGCCTAATTTTAATGCATCCTTTGAATTGAGATACATATCTGTTTTTATATTTGCATCCCAAAACTTTTTATCTTTATGTGTTTTTGCTTCCAATAAATCATTTGCCATATTATTAAGATAGTCAAAATACTTTCCGGCAGCTTGAACATCAGATTGTTTACCAGAGGCCATTGATGAGCCTTCATGTAACATAATAGTGCTTCTTCTGCTAGCCATTCTCTTACCAGTACCAGCTGCTAATATTACTGCTGCTGCTGATAATGCTTTACCTCTACACATGGTATTCATTTTTATTCCTAGATTTTTATCTAAGCTTTCCATATAATCAATAATGCCAAACATTTCAAAAACATCTCCACCATTACTATCTATAACTAAATTAAGAGGTTCAAATTCTTTATCGGTGCCTGCATGAAATTTCATTATGGTTCTACACCTTGACATAAAATCATATAAAGCATAATCCTCAATCTCTCCACAAAGATAAATTACTCTATCTTCTACGTCAACAGCAAATTCAATTTCCCTATAAAGGTATTTTTTATAATCACTTGGCTGCTTATTAATTATTGAATCAGTCTGAACGGCATTATCATTAATATCCGTATTTGCAAAAGTACCTTCTTCTAAGGTTTCAATTCTTGGAGATTGGTATTCTTCTCCATATAAATTATCTGTCATAACTATCCTTTAAGTATTTGTTTAATATTCGTTGCAGAGTCTTCCGTATCTGGATGTGTATTACCAAATGCTTCTTCTACACTTTTACTGCTGTAACCTAATGCACATGCAAGGCGTTTACAAATTAATTTGAATTCATGTACGTCTAAATTATCCGTTACATCTAATTCAATCTTTTGGACCTCCTTGGAAAATGTCCCGCGTGTGTAAATTATCTTATCCATTTCTATCCTCGCTAATATACGGTGCTCTCGCATATGCTATTATTACATATATTATATTTAATCCCATCATCATCATGAATGAATTGAAGAATGATAATTCCTCAAATCCTAATATTGGACTTATTACAAAATTCCAAACTATAAATAATGGTAGTGTATAAAAAAAGAAAAATAATAATACTAGTGTTGTTATTACTGTTAATGATATTGCTAGTGTTATAAAATCTTTCATATTATATAATATACAAAAATTTTATCACCTATCCTAATTATTTCTTAATTTTCTTTGTGACTTTCTTTTTGATAGGAAAATACTTTCGCTGTATTTTATTGATAGCCGTTTGAATAGGCTTTTTATCTTTTTTTAATTTGGCCTTAGCTAATTTCTTTTTAAGATCATAAAGATTAGACATATCGGTTGCTTTAATCTTTTCACGTTCACGTTTAGTAGGTTTTTTCTTTTTCTTCTTAGAAACTATCTTAGTAGGTTTTATTGTACCTTTTAATTTAGGTTGTTCTTGACCTTTGTGATATACTGTTCCATCGGAATCTACAAATTCAGACATCCATTGCCATCCTGGAGGTCTACCTGTAGGTTTATATCTTGGTGCAATCTTTGGTTGTTCGGTAATTTTATTAACACAGCTGTAGCATAATGTTCCTGTAGCTTCAGATCCGACCTTATTCCAATTAAAGCATCTAGGTATATCTTTTAATAATGGCCAGGCCCAATAAGATTTATCCTCCTCACTGTTCCGGCATATCATGTAACGCTCACCTTTCTCGGTGTAGCATTTATATTCTATTTTAGTCTTTTTCTTTGCCATAACATTATTATGTGTTTATATTAAATATACAAAAAATAAATTAAATAACCAAATTTTACTATATATTTGTATAACCTTTTATGAAATCCTTTGGTCTGTCGCCTTTTGTACGCTTTTTATCTCCGACCTTTTTACGTATTCTTTTCTTAGAATCGCCTCTACGAGTTACTCCATGATATAATTCATGCTCATCAGGATCCTGATCCACTTCTTCACTTTCTATGACATCAATTAATTTATCATTAGACTTTGTAAATAATTTTCCTTCATGAACTTCGGTGTGCGCTTCGGTATTAGGTAGTAATTTTTCTTCCTCTAATGGTATATTCTCAAGATCATCCATTACAATATCTTTTTTTTCTATTTCAATCTTATCAATCAAGCTATTAGGATTAGGAGTCTTAGCTACTTCAGTATTCCAATTGTCCTCACTATATTCCTGATCATTTATTCTTGATTGATTGGTACTTACTCTTTCCTTTAGCTCAGCACTAGGATTAGGCCAGTCATTAGGTATTGGGTATGGGGTATTAAATTCCATACCATCAGGTATAGACATCTCTATACCATCATCTTTTTTTAATTGTGCAAATGCCATATTAGCTGCTACTACTAATGCTATCGCTAATGGATCAAATACAAATATAATTAATAATAGAAACCAGTTAACTACTTGATTCATATCCTTACCTGTAGTCTCTGCTAAATATTTTAATGGTCCTAATTCACTCTCCGCTTCATTGGACACTTCCTTATTTATTAAAGCAATATCGGTTTTATTAATAGAATCCATAATAGCTTCTGTTTTAACATTAATAATATCCCGTTCAGCTATTGAGGTTTTTAATTCACTCTGTAATGCTCTTCTTGCTGAGGATGATGATGTGGTAATTAATTGTCCTGATTCCTTATCTATATATTGTATCTGTGATGGATTAGATAAAGCTATACGCAAATCAGATATCGATTTAGATAATGATACCTTTTCAATTTTAAGATCTTCCTTAGTTTCCTGAAACCTAATATTTTTTTGGTTAAGCATAATAAGAGACTTATCCAACAGCTCTGATTGATTAGCAGTAGATTGATATGCACCAGATAGAAATCCATATATACCACCAGATGTAATTAATATTAAAATAAAACATGCAATGCCTAAATAAAATCTTAGAAATTTATTTATAGTATCCCAGTACTGGTATAATAATGAAGCTACGACTAATTTAGCAAACTCCAATGAGCCTGCCATTATAATTACCTCTGTGCTAGCTCCGGCAAATAATTTACTTAATCCAAATACTGAATAGAATGCTGCTGAACCAGATACGGCTAAAGCAGACAAAGCTATCAGGAATGGAAATAGTCGCTTCTTCATAATTAATCTTCAAGTTCCAGTAGATCTCTTGTCGCTTCCATTTTTGCTGTTAAAGTTTCAAGTGACTTAATAGTCTCAGCTACTGTTAATTGGTTACCTTCTAATTGCTTTACAATATGGCTTACCAAATTTTCCATCGCCTCTAATTGATTTAATAGTTGTTGTTTATATTTCATGTTCCTCTCCTTTATTTATTATATATAAATACTTAATATTATATTATTATTATATTAATATATTAATATATTATTATTATACTTTTTTTCCATTCGTTAATAGAAAATATACAAAATTAATCAATACGATCCTACTCTTTTACAGATTATTTTTATTTATTTTATTTCTTCGAATTTAACATCTTCTATTACTTCACAGAATAAAAAATTACCATCCTTATGAAATACTTTTGAAATGGTTTTATTATTATCTCTTAACCATTCAGCCCAAACCTTAACGATCCTATTTACATCATTAGATTTAATTCCATATGTATTAGGATGCATTTGATCTTCAGGTATGGCTCTGTGGATTGAGTATAGTGAACCTTTATAGTTCCAGATTTTATGTTTTAATGTCATAACGTATTGACTGCGAGTCAGCTTTTTATTTGTTACTTAATCGTAACCTGTTTTGGCTTTGCTTCATCTGCGATTGGTGCAAATAAAGTTAACAAGCCGTTTTCTAGTTTAGCTTCCAATTTTGATAAATCAAATCTTCCACTTATTCTCCATCCAAAGTTAAATGCTCGTTTAGCAATATTTCTCTGAATGTATTCTGCCCCGTTATGGCCAGCTTCTTTTTTATATTCTACTCGAAGTATATCACCCTCAATAGTGAGCTCAATATCTTTCTTAGTTAACCCAACACAGGCAATATCAATATTAAGACCATCATTGGCCTCGTATATGTCTACTGGATGGTTTAGTTTAGTTGTATCCGCAAACTGATAGTCTACGTCTGTTTTGAAAAAGTCCTTGAATAGGACGTCGAATGGCGATGTGCCGAATGGTGTTAAATTTCCCATAATAAATCTCCTTAGATAATTTTAATTATTAAACATTATTGTTTTAACATAACTTGCTGACCCGCAGTATCAATAAGTTACTTTAATATAAATATACAAAAAATTTCTTTAACTACCAAATTAATAGTGAATTATTGGCGTAGTAAATACAATAGGAACTGATACAGAGCCTATAAGCATAGGAATCGGTGGATCAGTACAACAAGTTCCATTACTCCAACCACCTGTTGTACAATCATCTAGGACCTCCATAGATATAGTTAATGGATCCGCCGAGCATGTTGGACCTACAGTTACCTGAAAGCTCATAGTAAAAGGTCCAGCAGAGCTTGTTCCCCAATCTGGATCAAAGGTATTAACAAATCTCCAACCCGGTCCGAAATTATAACCACCAGTAAATGTATGCTGTAAATCCCATATCCAATTACCAGTAGAACCTGCAGGATTGCCAGGAGTGGTTATTGGCGTGAGGTTTGTAAATCCTGGTCCTAAAATAATTTGAAATGCATGTATCCAATTTATATTAATTCCAGTAAATGATTGAAGGGTATATGTGAGTGTAATTACCTGACCAGGTATAAATGTCCCCAATGGTAATCCAGGTGATGATGTTGGTGTATATGAATTGTTTTGAGTTCCAAGGCAGGGTTGTGACATAGCTGTTAAGCTAAATATAAAACATAATATAAATAATAACTTTTTCATCGTATTAAAGTAACCTTTCTTGTAAATCTATTATTATTAACAAATACACTAACCACATAAACACCAGCTGCACATTCATCACCCGTCCATGGTATATTTCCATCTGCTTCAAATATCCTATTACCCCATCTATTATATATCGTAATATACTCAATATTATCTGCGGATTTACCTCCTACAAAATATGTTTCATTAATGCCATCTTTGTTTGGTGTAAATGAGCTTGGAAAGAATAAAGTAGCGTATGGACATGGGTTTATAACTACTTGATAATCAGAGGTATCTCCATCACACCCAAACCTAGTCGTAAAAACTGTTATAAGGTAGTCTCCTGCACTATCAGGCCATTGCACGATGATAGTGTTATCTAGCGCAGAAATTATGTCTCCGCGCGTTATTGACCAATAGTATATTTTATCAGCTTCATAATCAACCTGATAAGATTGTGGTTGTAAAATTTCACAATCGTTATATGTTTCTTGAGCTAATAAATGAAAGGGTAGTAATATTAATACCCACCATCTCATATTAAAAGTGTTGGATTGGACCAGTGATAGGTCCATTATTTACGGTTACATTTATTGTAGTATTACATCCAGCCATAGAATAAGTTAATACGTAATTACCAACACCAGTAGATGGTTGAAAGTTATTACCTACAACACCTGTACCAGACCAGGATCCGCCTGCAGGACTTCCTACTAATGGTGTAGTTGGATCGCCAGGACAAAATGGTCCTAATGGATTACCAGATAGATCTAAAATAAATACATCTAGGAGTTGTGGAGCTCCAGGACAACCTGCCGCATTAGATTCTATTACTTCAACTGCATTAGCATAAAGACCAGATACTCCTCCCCAATCTACTGTAATGGAATTTGTAGTTTGACCTGTTTGTAAAATACCACCACCACCTGTAATCGTCCATTGATAGGTTGATGTAGGAGTGACTGCAACCAAATATTGTTCTCCTGTTGCATTCAAACATACTGTGTCAGGATTAATTGTTGTTTGTCCAAATGTGAATAAAGACGTTGTCATTAATAGGACTGTAATAAATAGTGCTAGTAATAATTGTTTTTGTTTGTAGTAATTCATAATGTTCTCCGTTTAGTTATTTAATATAAATATGAGCAACTATACTAATACAGTTGTTATTTAGGCATTTCGAATATATAGGTATGAACCAAATTGCCTGCCCTGTTCACTTTCTTACGATATGAACACTCACCCACGTTTGGTTTATCTGCAATTTTATCTTTAAGATGATCTAGTCTTGATTTATTTAAGGAACATATTATTAACATGCCATCCATAGATGTACACCTTACTAGGTCGTCATCTAAATTTTCTAATAAGGCACTATTAAACATATTCTTTACAAATTCATAATCAATCTCTGTCTCAGGAACTATGCCAAATGATTTTAATATATTGATATTAGGAGACCATGGTTTGAATTTTGGTATGAGCCTCTTACCACTAACCAGACGCTCCATATAAAAATCAATGTTTTCAGGTTCTAATGTATCAAACCATTTTATGTATTTATTATAATCATTTGAAAAAATTTCTTCCTTATCAATTGATTTTAATTTTTCCCAAATTAGAGTAGCTATTATTTCATTAGCTTCGGATATCATTTGGGAGTATTGCATTTGTTGATCATCATCTAATGATTCAAACCAATCATCAAAATTAAATTCCCTATCTTTAGGATCCCAAAGCTTATCGGTATGTGAAGTCCATTGATCCGTAATAGAATCCTGATCAGGTAATCTAGGAAAGTGTTTAGGTTCATCAAGTCTTCTAATAGAAGAATCTGGCTTTACTATTTCCTGTCTTTGAAAATCTATAGAGACATCACCTAAAATTCTATCTCTGGTCTTATCATCAAGCATATCTAAATAATCAAACATTAATTCGTCTGTACAGTTATGGTATTCAAGGTTATACGTTTTATTGTTAACCTTGACAACCTTCTTTAGATATGGTGCTACAATTTTTTTCATAATAAAAATTTCCAACCTCCACCGGGCTTATACGACTTGCCCTATTAAGTGCCGTTCGGTTCTGGGTGCTTTATTAAGCCGCCATTGCCATTTCAACATGTTCGCCTGTTATGCGCGACCTTCCTATATCCTTATCTCAATGTCAATATCCAAGTCATCCCCATATTATATGTAATTACATATACTTCATATGCAATTTATTGTATTATATGTTTTCACATATAATCGTTGTGGAGATGGAGGGAGTCGAACCCTCGTCCATTTGAGCAGCTAACATAAGTCAAGCAGTCGTTTTCTTTTTAAGTATTAGTTCTTTCATACTAACTAATCTTGCACACTTTTCATACGCTTCAATTGTAATATAATATTCAATCATCGTATCAATTGTTCCTATAGAATTGGCATTAGATAATAACCATGAACCTGGTTTAACCTCATCCATATTTTTATTACCAACAAGAAACTTAAATGTGTTATTAACAGCAAGATGTAATAACTTATCATCATCGCTATGTATAGGATCAATATTCATAGGATCCGTCAACATCCTTTTGGGCAGTGTGCAACTCTTGGTAACATAAATCTAATAGTAATCATAATTTTCTCTTTAATAATCTTTATAATAAATAGTAATTATGTACTGTTAACTGGACGTGAGTAAAGTGTTTATTTTCTTATGTTCCTTGTATATCGTATTCATACGAAGCTTATGTTCATTATCAATATTATCGATAGCTTCGTAATTAAATATCATATCATTGACAAATTTTTTATCTATGATATATAATGACGTATCAAAATTATTTAGATCCTTACTTAATTCAATATTATCTATAAGGATATTCTTAAGAACTTGTAACTTTGTTCTAAATTTATCTCCCTTAGTACTATCGACATAGTCTTTGGAAACATTATCAATAATTCCACCAATAGCATTTCGTATTCTAGCTCCTTGAATAGGATCATTTTCTGCTATACGTTTTAACTCGTCCTGTATTTCTAATTTATTGAGAGTACGATCAGCTAGTTGTTTTAGCTTTTTTCGCTTTTCCTTTTCCACCCAGGTTAGCTTGCTTGTTGACGATGATGTTGCTCGTGGTTTTTTTCTTGCCATTTCTTTTATAATTTCTCGAAGGCCTTCTTGTTGCTGCTAATGTAAGCTTTCTTTTAAGATCATTTATAACCTTATTTAATTCTTCTTTTCTTTTTGTATTAACATAATTCGCTGATATGAATCCTGCTACTAAACCTAATATTGCTGTTACTATATATAACATATTTTCCCTTTATTTTTTTTTAATAATGTAGGAGATAGACGATATAAATGACGGGTTGTAATTTACATCGCCTACCTTATCTACAAAATACTACTATTACTTCTTAACGAAGAATGAAGCTACCATTAATAAAACGATAAGTCCTACGAACCCACCATTTCCTAATGAAGTAACGATAGCTGTTAAATTAGCTATTACATCCATTCCGAATACTGAACCACCTGTTAAGACAGTCCAAAGGATTGTTACTGGTAATACTGCCATTAAGACAGTCATTAAACCACTAAAGAATCCTGTTACATATTTGATTACATTTTCCATATTATAAATCTCCTATATTTTTACTACTTGTTCTTGGACACTATTGTCCCTATTAACTATGAAGGCGTCCCATTATGGGATTGTTAGAATCGGTAAGCTAAACCTAAATTAAAGCTTCCTGCTCGTTCCCCGTTTTCGTCTTCTTTAAGACCCATTGTATAGTTAGGTTCAACTGCTAACCCTTTCCATACATTGAATGAATAACCTAACCCTAAAGTTAAGTTGTCCATCATTTCCTCGGTTGGCGCTTGAACTGAGATATACATTTCTGTACTCCAGTTGTACCTACCCCAAAGATCATAACTCGTATTACCTTCAGCGTCTTCGCCATTCTTTACTAGACCAACAATACATTTCTCGTTTACTGCGTAACCGATACCCATATTGTCTGTTAAATTTGCAACCTCAAATGATTCACCTTCTTCTGCAGCATTGTATGTAGTTACTACCATAAAATTTTGAGCTGAAGCGAACATTGTAGTTACTGCTAATGTTAATGTTAAAAATAAATTTTTCATATTAGTTTCTCCTTTTTTATAAATTAAATTTACCTTCATAGTTAATTGTTAATAAAATATTCGTGCACGAATCTTATCTGAGAATAATTATAACCCATGGGTTTTTTATATATTGACATTTAATATTCTATACACGAACACACTATTATTGCACCTTGGCTTTCACCTTTGTTGGCGCTTTATACGCATTCTTTTTAGACTTTTTAGTATTAGTTTTCAGTAGACTGATTACTAAATCTTTATCGAGCATTCTATTCTTAAGACTGCTGATCTTTCCTTCTAAAAATAAAAAAGTAGCCGATCCTCCTATTAGAAGGCCAGCACATGCAAATATAATTTCTTTTAATTCCATAATTTCTCTATAATGTTCCTAAACTTTTGGCTACTCTATATGAATGCTTTCCATCATTCAATACGTCTCCAATTTTACTACATTCTGTGAACGTCAATGGTACTCTAACATCTCCAATAAGTAATTCTCCTATTGTAGTATTATTATAACCATCTTTACCATCTCCTCTGATTCCTTCCTTAATTACAAAATCGATTTGGTTCCATAAATTTCCATACTTTTTTTCTCTTGGGTGTGTATGTAATCCCGCTTGGGCTGTACTGCCCTCAAACTTGTTTTGACTCATGTCGTATTATTATTGATTAATTATTATTAATATACAAAATTATTTTCATATATCCAAATGTTTTATGCTTTATATCTATTACCGCGTCTTTTATTAATACGGTTTATTTTAGCCTCCACCATCTCACCTGTAAATTTATCAGGATGGGTTCTTCTAATATTTCTAGATAACTTAACTCCGTACTCGGCTGCATTCTCCCACGCTTCCCAAATAGTCTTTGATGGAGGTACTAATAGGTCTTCACCTAATACGCCACCATGCCCATTAGATATTAAATATCTACCGTCTAATTGTCTACTTGTACTTGCATTTGGATATGCCTTCGTAACCTTTTTTTTCAATTTTGCGAATAACTTCCTTTTCTTATCTGTAGGAAATTCACGTAACTCATTATAATTCATTTATATTATTTTTGGTTCTTTACTAAATTCTTTTATGTCTCCGGTGATTAAATCTTCTTCAACCCATTTACCCATAAGATCCGTTTCGCTAGCCATATATGTAACTCTAGCGTATACTAACTTATCTGCATTCTCTTTTATATTAGCTCGAAAATTAATTAGATCATCATCAGTAGGTACAGGACCCATCTGATAACCTATCATATCCTTTTCTTTCAATTTGAATTGTGCTATTGGATTAATTGTGTAATGATTATACTTCGCTTTCCACTTAGCCTTCTCTGATCCTTTCCTAGGACCCTTTTTATATAATCTATCTTCTAAATTTTCTACTTCAGATCTAACCTGTGTTCCGCATCTTGTACACAACAATGTTTCGGTTAAGGTTTCTGGTGAGGTGGTTTTGATTGCATGTACATATCCACATCTTGGACATACATCTAATTTTTGGATTTCGTGTGTTTCTGTTTTCATATTCATAACTCTATTAATTACTTAAAAATTTTTTTACTTTACTTCCTTTGGATATATAAATAGTGCCAATCATTCTTTCAACTTCATTAATTCAGCACACTTTTCGTATTCCTCTGTTTCTATAAACCGCTCTATTAGCTCGTCTATAAGGCCTTCCTTCTCACTTTTCGATCCAGGTAATTCATCTAAATATGCTGGATCGTCTATGATCACCGCATACATCATCTTACTCCATATATGGCTCACATCATGCAGCTTATCTAGTATATCTTGTGGTGTTATGTCCTCTCCATTTATATTCATATTGATTGTTTTAAGTCGATTTAACAAGAGATCTCTTACTAGCACATATACTTAGTAGGTATCGCCTTGAAATAATTATACTATATAATTTAATGCTTTATTCATATCATCCATCGTTCCTTCGAAACCAGGCATATCCTTATGTGATTCCTTTTCTACAAGGTATTTTATTACACTATCCCAACCTGGAAATTTATTAGATCCGAAATGTAACCATTCTCCTTCAAAATCCTTTTGGCCTCTATAGAAGGTATCGTCAATTAGATAATCTCCTTTGGCTAAATTTTTATGATGACTTAATATTAATCTTCTTTTAGCTTTAGGAATATATTTTTCAATCCAATCCTTCTTATGTATCCATGCATCAGGATTTCTCCATGGAGGTGTCGATAGGATATACACATCAAACATTTCAAACAGTAGTTCAAATGCTTCTATAGCTCCTGGCATAGGATCTAAATTATTAAATACACCAGGCATCATATCATAGGTGCTTTTACTATACTTATCCTTTTCAGGATGTTTTTGAATGGCTCCATAAAAATCACATAGGACTCCATCCATATCAATGTAACAAATTTTCTTTTTCATATTATTATTATTTAGTTAGAAACAAATTATTTAATGTTTTAGTTAAAGGAATTAAGGTAGTAGTATTTACATTAGAAGAAGCCTTCCCATACATTCTTCTAAACGAATCATTTACGGTATTGACTTCCATACCAGAGATAAAGTAACTAAGAATTTTAATTCCTTTCTTTCTCATTTTATCTATCTGGAGCTTGGTATGAGCAGCAGCATGATCACCACCATAATAAAATCCTTTAGGATTACAATAAGGCTCACCATCAGAAAAATTAATAAAGAAACTTTCTCTATCTCCCGACGCATCTACTAATAGATTTTGAATAGCTTCGAAGCATAATCCTTCAGGCGTTAAATTAGAAGGACATATAAATTTGAACAAGCTTCTAATCTTTTTGAAATTATCTACTCTTGAATCATAAGCAATCATTATTGTAGGAAGACCAGCTTGTCCTGATGTTGTTCTATATGAAACCTGTATATCTAAATTATCAATCATTGAAGCTGCCTTTGCAATAGCTACTACTGATGTCTGACAAGAACGAAACTTCTCGCCTGACATTGAACCACTAAGATCAATTGATATATGAACATTAGCTGGTGTAAACTTATCATTCATTACCTGACTAAATATTCTTTCAGCGCCATAACCTAATGATGCAATTAATCTCTTATCAATCTTACCAGATTCTAATCTAGAGAATTTAGTATTTCTTTCTTCACTTCTTAATTTTAATTTCTTACCAAGCATCATACCTAATCTAACTCCTTTAGATATAGCATCATCATTACCTTCCGTTCTCCATTTTGCATTAGAAAGAAAAGTATAAGCATCACTATCAATAAGATTCTTTGATAATTTTTTAATAAGAATACAATCCGTAGTAGCATTGTAATGTTGATTTCTCCATGGCGAAGAATAATCTTTACCAACCTTCTTTATTTCAGAACCAGACTCTTCTAAAGCTTTCATTTTATTCTGATCCGAATTATTCATCTTCGTCTTTTTAACATTGCTCTCTAAAAAATCATTCTGCTTTTGAATAGCATTATCTAATTGCTTTTGCTGACGAGGACTTAATTCACTCTCAACAGGATTATTACCACTAGACTTCATAGCCTCATCTCCTTCTGCAGATGATCCATCATCATTACTATCACTAGCTTCATTACTCATAGGATCTATTCCACCAGACTGACCTTCATTACCATCTTCCGATCCTTCTCCTTCTCCCTCACTCTCTTCTTCTTCACTCGATGTCTTTGGCTCAGGCAAATTATCTTCTACCAACCAAAATATTTTTAATGCTACATCTAATGCATCTTTTGTAGATGTTATATTCTCTATATTTTTAAGATCCATTGTATTCCATATATCCATTAATCCTGGAAGAGCATTAAGATCTCTATTCTCATTTGTAATATTACAAATTCTAAACATATAAGAATTCCAATCTAATTCTCTCTTATCACCTGACACAAGAGCTTTATCAATAATCTTAGCATTAAAATACTTTTCATATAAAGAATGATAATAACCTTTATAACCAGGTGCAGACTTAAAGATGAAATTATCTATTCTTCTATCCTCTATTATATTCAATAAATTCTTAACATGGCTAACAACATAATCCCTTGTACTACTATCATCAACAAAATTATAATACTTAGCTTGTAATTTACTTATCTGATCCTGAGATATTTTATTGAATCCTAACGATCCATTTATAAAATCTCTTAGCACATCAAAATCCGTTAACTTAATATGAGATCCTTCATGAAGAGCTAATCCAACAGCTGCATCAAAATCACTATCCTTTAACGCTGCAGATAATACTACTCTCTCTCCATCCGTATAAGAATCAGATCCCTTAAATGTAACTGGAATATTTTGACCCGTTACTATATTAACAAAATTAGCGATCGCTCTACGATAGCCTGCTAGCTTAATTAAATCCGAAGACTTATCTTGTGTAGATTCTCCTGTAAGGACATCTACATCATTACTAAATAGGCTATCTTTTAGCCACCATTGTGAATTTGAATTTGTGTTGTATTGCATATAATTTATTGTTTGTTAACTCTCTCTCTTTATCTATGATAAAGATACGAATAATAACTGAGATATCCTACTAAAATCATAAAAAGTTATGAACAATTTATATTTAATATGGCTATCGCTTTAATCATCTCTCATCTTTATAATATAAAGATACGAAATATATTTGACATATACACGCTTTTTGGCATTTATTTTTATAAGTTATGAACAAAAAATAAAAAAAAAGGCTCTCGGTCGATTATCAGTTGAATATTCAAGTGAGCAACTATAATCTTAACACTCTGCACCACGTGAAGGTGGCCTTTATTCGCAGGGCTATGGAAGATAAGAGGTTTGTTTCCACAATTAACGTCTCTTCCATATTACGTAACTACTAATGTTATATATAATATACAAAAAATTTATTTAATATACAACCTTTTCATTGATTATTTACCATTGTCTTGGCTTATCAGGACATTTAGCTCCTGGTATTCTTGTCTTTACAACCATAAAACATTTACATATACTACATTGTCTAGTAATCTTCCAGAAATTAGGACAAGCTTTACATAAATCCATACGCTTAACAGGGTCCTTTTCTATACGATCCATCTAATAACTCTTCCAATTGTTATCTACCATCAATCCTTCTATGCGTGTTATCCTATCACCATTATTTCTTACGGTATTATGAGTGGCTAACATCTGAGCTTTATTGTCTATACCAACCTTACGGATCCTATCTTCGTTTAATAAATTTGAATCATCTACGGTTTTAGCTTCTCTCTCAATAGCATCATCAGTATCCATTAGCCTTAGTTCTACCTCGTCTAATCTTTTATTTAATTTGTAATTGGAATGTATCATATAACCTAATATCATGATAGCCATTGTCGATGTAATTGTAGTAACCATTTTATTCCCTTTATTTAATAATTTAGTAATGTAATGTTCATATATAAGTATATACTTTGTTTCATATTTATCTTATTTATAGTCCATGAAACATAAGACTGATGTATCTTCCTTAATATATATTTTAATAATAATAACGGTGTTTGCATTATCCGTTATGAATTAAGATATAACGTAGCATCTGTATATCGATATGCTTCAGTCCCTACTGATTCAAGAAAATCTATCTTATTTCTAAATCTCTTATTCATTGCATCACGGACAATATAATACCCTGTCTTATGACCAGCTTCAACATACACTGTATCTCCATATCTAATTGGTCCATCATTAAACCATAACAGGTCTTGACTTACTGCTATCCAATTCAAATGACTACAGCTATCTACATTTGGTATCTTTGTTTGATCAGCGGTAATATCTGGGCTGTCATCACACTGACCAACCAAGGGATGGTACATGGTAGCGAATACTTCTATCTTGTTAGTATCTTCTATCACAATTATAGTATCACCACATACAGGATCTAGTGGTATACTATCCATTATTTGAATAGGTTCTTCCATTTTTAACTGTTCATTATCTATGGATCTTTTCAATCCAAAGTATGCACCTATTAAAACGGTGGATACAATCATCCAAAAAATTATCTTAATTCTATTATATACTATTTTCTTCATATTCTATTGTTTTAGTTTTTCTATTGTTCTTCCAAGTCCTACTATGAAATCGTTAAGCGAAGGTGAATCTGTAGCATCTCTCACTTCTTCCATCATACTCTTATGTTTCTCTAATTCCACAATTGCTCCTGAATTAAAATTTCCATTTGCGAGTTCATGGATTGCATACAACTCCATACACACAAATATCTTATCCATACTTACGTGTTGTGATGTATGACCAAAGTGGTCTTTGTAAAATTCTTCTGCTGTCATATCTATTGTTTTAGTTCTTTATTAATAATACCTTCTTCGTTCTTTACTCTTACTTAACTGGGCTAATAACATCTCACATACTTCTATTGTGATCTTGTCATCATAATATAATTGGTGTATTAATCTATTCATTCTCAAATGCACTTTCACTATCAATGATCTTCTGCCCATCAAGGACCTTCTGATCACATTCAGCTAATACCTTATCTATTATTCTTTTATGCTCTCTTGTAGGATCATATGCACCACCATCGGTTAATGCATTCTGTAATGCTACTCTTACTGATATCTTTGAATATCTTGGATTCCATTTAGGAATCGGTTTACTTTTAGGTCTTCCTCTTTTAGCCATTTGTTCTCTCCTTGTATTTAATTAATTCTGCACACTTTTCATATTCTTCTGATTCTATATAATAGTCAACCATCGACTCTATTAACTCATCACTATTTACATCATTATGTAAATGTGGAAATTTAGGATTATAATTTTCATCCATCGGATTAAATAATAAAGCCACATCAGGATTCTGATCTATACCTTTAGACCTTCCTACCTTCTCCATGAGATTCTCCCATGTAGCTTTACCAGTTAGGATCTTATATGTATTCTCCATTGCGGATCTTAGCATACGCTGATCATTTTCCATTTCATCTATTTCTTCCATTTATTTAATTTTTAATTTTTTATTATTAATTTTAAGATATGTATCAACATTCATACCTTGATCCTCTACTATATGATAATATAATGATTCCGTAGTATCATCCCATGTATCCATTATTTTCATAACATAATCTTTATGCACATCAAACTCCTTACATAAATCTTCTACTAATGTATTAAGATGCCTCAATTCCATTTCATGACCATCCTCTCTAAGCCTATTATATCTCTTAATATATTTTCTTCCTATATCATGATATAATGAATCGCCCATATAATCTCTACCTTGATACTTTGATATAAATTCTTTCTGATCATCCTCCATCCATTTCAATTCCCATCTAGCATGTTCGAATAAAGCTGGATATTCAAAATCACCATTCTTTATCCTAGCTAATAATCCTCTACGAGCTGGAAGGTATCTATGAGGTTGAAATCTACGCCACCATGTAAATCTTGATCTATTCCTACCAGTAGGCTTCTTAGGTATCTTATTTGTACTCACCATTCAAAAATTGTTTTTGTTTATTAATAGCGCCATCTAATTCTTTACGCTCCGACGAAGATAATTTATCTCCTGTTGTACTATCCTGCTTGAGATCATTTATATTTATACTTGAACCCCAATCCTGATAATTGGTCTCTTTAAGACCTGAAAAATTATCTACTATTTCTGCATCTAACATACTAGGTCCACTCATCCAAGCTTCATCTTCATGAGGTCTAGGTACTGTAGGTAGACGAGGCTTATCTGATCTCTCTGCAAGACCATATGTATCTATACCATCATAATAAAAATTTGTATCTCTATAAAATACAGGTCCAAAATATTCTTCTTCTATTGTACTAACTACTGGCTGCCTATGAGCAGTAGTATGCTTTATAATTTTTCTCCTACCTTTCCAAGATCTAAAACATCCAGGTAATACTCTATGCCAAACCAATTTACCTCCTGACTTGAAATATATAAACAGAGCATCTCCATCAAACGGCTCCCATAACTTTTCTTTGCGATTATCATCACTCATACGATTAATTTTATTATATTATAATATACAAAAAATATATGACATATCCTAATTATTTAGTACTTTTATTATCTCTTGGATCACCTATTTTTGATTTAGCGGAAGCCCATGCGGATCTCTCTTCTGCAGTTAATGATTCCCACCAAGCTTGCCATTCACCGCCATTAATGGTTTGTGACTTGGCCCATATTCGTTTCTCTAATTCATTCATATTACTTTCTTTTTTTCTACTATTTCCTTTTCTATCATTTTACCATTCTTAAGTTTAATCATATCCAACTTCCATTTAGCTCCATCATATGAAGGGGCACCTATAGGTCCTCTTTGATTTACATCTAAAGCTAATTCTGTTGTCCATGATACTGCCCATAGGAATGATTTCCTACGCTCAATATAATACATTACTGAATCGGTTAAATGATTTGTTTCTCTTACTATTCTATACATCATAATTCTCCTTTTTTAATATAGCTATACCATGAAACTGTAATAGCTACTAAGATTAATACTACACCAAATATATATGCTAGGAACCATGGAGATGTCGTATCCATCAACATAGTTGGTGTACCCATTACTATTAACCAGGCTAGGAATATAAATCCAGAACTGGTTTCTATTTTTCTTTCAAACTTATAGGTTAGCTCTTTATGAATAAGTCTACTTAATGCTCCTTGCATATCCTTACCATAAGCTGGTTGCTTATGTATTGTACCATCCACCTCTGCTATAGTAATCATATACTTACAGTAGCCTGGATTGCTCTTACTCCTGTTTAACAATTTACAGTCGATAGCTCTACGCCTAGTGTATTTACTTTTCTTTGCCATAATTTCTTATTCTATATATTACATAACTTACTGCTGGTGCCCCCATTATTAGGGTTAATAAACTTGGATGCGGCTCACCACATATACCCAATAAATGTCTAATTGTTTCTATCATCTTTCTTATCATATTTTTTTATATTATCCATTAACTTCTTATCCTGATCAAATCCTGTTCCAAATGCATATTCTATTATTGTCCATACTATCATAGTCATGCATAATATTACAAAGATTAATCCTATTACTTTTATCATCATTTCATTTCTTTTTTGCGGAATACCCGACAGCCGTTCGCGCCATGATCGAAAACCGTAAGCGCCGAAGGCACGCCACACATTCCTTGGGGGTTATTAAATTGCATACTTACCATCTATTGTTTTAACGCTACTCACTTCCTTATCTAATCGCTTCCCATCTTTATGGGCATACTTCTTCCAAATCCTATTAAGATTTTTTTGCATATATTCGGTTAGGAATAATGGGCTATCATCATTACCATTAACAATATGATTGCTAAGGATAGAGGTAACACTAGCCAAATCAATCTGAGCTATCTCATAGGGGATCTGTTCATCTGCTGGCCTACCTGTATTGATCCAATAGTATAACCTATTATAACATCTGATAACTTTGGGTAAGGCTACATCAGCATCAGACAGATCTTTAGAACTCATCTTAGAAACCTGTAAAGATGAATGAGACATAGGACTGGTAGAGATACTATCTGTAGGTGATTCATCGGTTATAGTCTCTATAGCATAT